TAGTAAACGACAAGCTGACACAGGCTCAGGCCAAAGAGATCGAACGCAAGGCCGCGCTGGTGAACCAATGGACGGAAGGGGGCAAGAAATGATATTCTGCATCATTACCGCCGCCGCCGTGGTTATAACCGGGGCCATCGTATTCCGGCCACAGGTTCGATATCGTGAAGGTGAGGTCGTTTACTTTCGCGGTACGAACATCACCGCCCGCGTCGAGGCTGTCCGCATCCGGCACGGCTTCAGCGAATACAAGCTCTCTGGCCATCACCCTTGGTACAAATGGCACGCGCTTTCGCGCCGCCCTGAACGATTGAAATTTTCACGTAAAAACCCATACTAATGACGACAAAATCCACCACACCGACCGCCCGCCTAATGGCAGCGCAAACCGAAATCCAAGCGATTACGAAGGACAAAACAAACCCGCATTTTCGCAACAAGTACGCCGACATTAACACGATGCTGGCAGAGGTTAAGCCAGCCCTGCACAATAACGGGCTGTACATCATTCAGCCCATCGAAGACGGCAAGGTAATAACCCGCATAATCGACGCGGAAAGCGGTACAGTATTGTGCGAATCCGGTCTTGAGCTATCCGGCCAAGGCAACCCGCAACAGCGAGGCTCAGAGATTACCTATTACCGCCGCTACACCTTGCAAAGCCTGCTGGCCCTTGAGGCTGAAGACGACGACGCGAATGCTGCCAGCGCACCTGCTCCGGCTCCCGCTGCACAGGCGAACCATGCCGACGATAACAAGCCATGGCTCGATGCTGCTGAGGAAGCGTATGTTAAGGCGATGGACTGGGTTAAGGGCAAGGGCGAAGACGGTCTGAAGACTGCGCTCGGAAAGTTGACCCAGACCTACAAGGTAAACAAGACCATGCGCGAAGCGTTAAAGGTTGCGGCTCTGGCTGACATGAAATTGATACCATGACGGCAGCCCTTCAACGTAAGCACAGGCGCGACGGCAAACCGCGCCACCATTTCACCGATGAAACGTACATCGACGCGCTCGACACAATCTGGACTTATATCGCAGGGGTGTACAACGTGCCCTTGGAATCAGCCCTTAGCAAACGGCGCTACCAAGAGTATGTAATTCCGCGCTTTGTGTTCTATTACATGGCGTCCGACCTTACACAAGCTACATGGCGGCAGATGGGCCTATACACGGGCCGCGATCACAGCACCGCGATACACGGGGTTAAGACGATACAAGACCTAATCGACACGGATAAGCAGTTTAGGGCGAAGATGCTTGACATACGCAACGCGCTGCTGGACTTTTTCCCGCATGGTTCTGAGTACAATGTCGGCGAAGCGAAGTACAGACCGCGCGTCGATGATTGGTTTTACGCGCTCTGCATGGCTTAAAAATTAACAACACCTTTAAAAACCAAATACACAATGTATCAATCACAGACCGAACCAATGGCACTGCGCCAAGTTCACACAACCACAGATTACGGAAGATTCACTTCCATTGACGGCAACCGCAACCTTAACCTGTTGCACCTTCAGCGGCTTAAGAAGTCGATTCAGGAAAACTATTTGTTTACGATTATCATCGTGAATGAGAAGTTTGAAATCATTGACGGGCAGCACCGCTTTGAAGCTGTAAAGGAATTTGGCTTGCCACTTCATTACATCATTTGCGAGGGCTATGGCTTGCCACAGGTTCACATTCTTAACGCTACAAGCAAAACTTGGAATGCAGATGATTACTTGGATGGCTATTGCCGTCTCGGTTATCCCGATTACATCACCTACAAAAGGTTCAAAGACACCTACGATTTAGACCACAACAGTTGTATGTCAATCTTGGGTTCAGGTCTTGGGGGCGAATCGGTGAAGGAATTTTACAACGGCAAATTCAAAGTGTCCGATTATTTTGAGGCAGTAAACTTTGTTGAAAAGCTCAATTTGATTGGCGCGTATTATCCGGGTTACAAGAGGAGGGCTTTCATTCGGGCAATGCTTAGCCTTACAAAAAACCCAAACTTTGTGTTCATTGAGTTTTTGAACAAGCTGCGGCTTAATCCGTCATCACTGACTGACTGTGTGAACACAACGCAATACGTTACACTCATCGAAGAAATTTACAACTATCGCCGCCGCGATAAAGTAAATCTGAGATATTAAGCGTATATTTGTAACAAGTTCGGAACAGGCGATTGGAACCCGCCCCGGATGAGCAACGTCATGAACAAAGACCTTAGTAAACGCTCCGTCAGAGTAACTGCGCACCCTATCGTTGGGGGTGGTTCCACGCAGAGAAATGGCGGGGCGTTTTGCTTTACTTGAAAAAACCATACACATACCGCCTGACACTTGAGGAAGTGGAACAGGCAGCAGCCAAGGGACTGAAACTTGCAGCCGCGTATTACGAACGTAATAAAGACGTTAAGTTCATCGAGCCTTACCCCGGCGAGCTGTGGACTCACTACATTGAGCAGGAACTTGCAGATGTAGCGTTTGCCAAGTATAAAGAGTCTGAATTCCCGGATTACAACGGAATGCGAATAGTAAGCCGATGGACTGAACACACTTATAACAAGCCTGCAAAGGGGTTGAAGGTAAAGGCACAGCAGGACGGTGTTTGCGTTTGCGTTATTGGCCGGTCTCCTAACTATGAGCTGTTAGGATGGATAGAATGCGAGTATGCGAAGCGGCCCCGGCTTTATTGCGCTGACTGGCCGATGCACTATATTGTGCCGATTGACGAACTTAAACCGATGGATGAACTTAAACAATACTTGATACCATGAATGGATATGCTATTTCGCGGGCTTGGTGGGATTTCGCTTTTGCAAATCCTGAAAAAGTAAAGCCGATACACTCAGCACTTTTGTTTTTTGCTATTGAACATTGCAACAGGTTAGGATGGAAACCGAAGTTTGGCTTACCATCTCAGATGGCAATGGAAGCCATTGGTATTGGTTCCTATACAACTTACATTCCTGCCTTTAACGATTTGTGCGAATGGGGTTTTTTTGAGTTAGTACAGAAATCAAAAAATCAGTATAGCAGCAACATAATTGCTCTATCAATTTTTGATAAAGCACCTGACAAAGCACTTGATAAAGCATTGATAAAGCACGACTCAAAGCAAAGTGAAAGCACCTGTGAAAGCACTTGCAGTATAGATAAACAAAGAACAAAGAACAAAGAACAAGTAACAAGTGAGTTTTTGGACTTTTGGAATCTGTACCCAAAGAAGGTAGCAAAAAAGGATGCTGAACGCGCTTACAAAAAAATTACTTTGGAGGAACACGCGTTAATTATGCAGCACGTTCCAATTTTTTGTAAAGACAAAGAAGCGCAGTTTATTCCACATCCTGCAACATATTTAAACAAACGAAGGTGGGAGGACGAAGTTTTGACAACAAACGAACCAGCAGCACCCAAACGAATAATGCACAACCCAAACATTAAGCTATACTAATGACCTACGAAGTAGAAACCACAAATGACATTCGCGTAGAAACCTACGTTTTAGCCGCGCTCATTATTGAAGGCAACAGGCAACACCATATTCCGGAATTGAAGCCGGAGTATTTTCACAACCCGGTACATCAGGATTTGTGCAGGGCCATGATTGAGATGTACGAAAGACGCACGCACATCGACATGATTTCGCTGGCACGGCATTGCATCGACAAAAAATACCTGCCAACACCTCACGACATTGCTACAATCACATCTGGAATTAGCGGAGCCGCCAACATAGACACTCACATCAAGTATCTGTATCAGATGTACGGCCTTCGCAAGTTTGCGCGCATTGGGGCTGAAATTGTAGAACGAGCAACGAAGAAAGGTGCAGACCCATTTCAGCTTGCGGACGAACTCCAGGGCGAAATAGATGGATTTGTTAATCAGCTTTCCCGTGACCCTGTACAGCTCGACCGAATGGTTTTAAATGAAATACAGCGAATAGGCAATAAGGCAAGCGGTAAATCTGAACTTGTGCCTGCAAGCGGATGGAATGACCTGGATATGTACACAAGCGGCATGGCACCTGGCGAAATGTGGGTGCTGGCAGGAAGGCCTGGTATGGGTAAAACCGCGATGGCTGTTGCCTTGCTTCAATCACATTGCAAAGCAGGCGGCAAAGGTTTGATGTTTAGCCTGGAGATGGAAAACAGCGCACTTGCCCAAAGAATTATTTCAGGAGAAACAGACCTACCCAGCTACAAAATCCGAAAAGGCGAAGTAAACGAAGACGATATGCGTAGAATGCTGAATTATTCAAACGACCTGGACAGTTTAAAAATATGGTTTGAGGACACACCGCATACCACCATTGAGAAAATACGCGCAAGGGTAAAGACCATGAAGCAAAAGCACGGTATCACCTGCGTGGTTTGTGATTACCTTGGACTTGTAACCCCTACGGACTCAAAACAAATCAGGGAACAGCAGGTGGCACACATCTCAAAGACCGCGAAACAGATTGCAAAGGAATGCGGGGTGACTTTTATCATGCTTGCACAGCTTAACCGTGAATCAGAGAAACGAGCAGACAAACGGCCCATGCTGTCAGACCTGCGAGAATCAGGCGCGATTGAACAGGATGCAGATATTGTTATGTTCCCATTCCGTCCTGCGTACTATGAACAAGGTCAGGAGATGATGACTAAAACGCAAGAAGAGGCGGCGGAGCTGCACATTGCCAAGAACCGCAACGGTGTGGCAAATGTGGTTATACCTGTTACCTTCGTACCTGGTTTGGCTTCGTACAAATTACGCGCACCTTTTCAGACGTTTTAAAAATATTACCTAAATTTGCATAATGACCATTGACATTTTCCTGATGCTCGTTTCAATCGCCGGGGCATCCGTGCCTTTCGCGCTGAACAACCAGCTTGACCCCGGCGGGTTATTCGATTACAAGATATTCAAGTGCGCCCCCTGCACGTCCTTCTGGCTGGCGGCGGTCGGCCTGCTCCTGATTAGCCCCTCACAGGTGGTTTTTGCAGGTC